ATAGTGATTAGCGATATTCATTTAGGGAGTAATGTTTGTCAGGCTAAAACTCTAGCGTCTTTTCTGTCTAGTATTGAACTTGGAGAGACTGATACTGACACTTTGATTATTAACGGCGATTTGTTTGATAGTTGGGATTTTCGTAAACTGAAAAAAGACCACTGGAAAATACTATCTCAAATCCGTAAAATATCTGATATTATTAAGGTTATCTGGATTAGTGGTAATCATGACGGACCTGCCGATATGGTCAGTCATTTGATTGGGGTTGATTTTATGAATGAGTATAGTTTTATTAGTGGAGATGAAAAGATACTAATTTTACACGGCGACATTTTTGATAATGTTATTTCTAAATATCCTAGACTAACTAAAATAGCTGACTACATTTATCGGTGGCTACAGATATATGCTGGGCTATATTACTCCAATCTTGCTAAACGCAGTAGTAAAACCTTTTTAAGATGTTCTCAGGAAGTTTGTGAAAGAGCTAAATTATACTGTTTCTTAAAAAAGTGTGACTCAATAATTTGTGGTCATACTCATTTAGCTATAACTGATGTTTCTGGATCAACACACTACTATAATAGTGGATGCTGGACAGATCATCCTTGTTCGTATATATCAATCAAAGATGGTCATATTAAAATAAATTATGTGGATGTTCTGTAGGTTTTTGAAAAATTCTCAGAAACACTAAAGAATCCCCCTTGACAGTTCCGATAATTGCTGTATACTTGGAGGAGTAACGTCAACCAACTAGGAGAAAAGAAGATGGGAAAAGGCCAAAAAACTTGTGAAAAATGTGGAGCTACCACAGGCCCGCGAGCTTATATGTGTCCTAAGTGCAATGCTCCGTTCGTTTTTAAGGCAAAGAGCAAAGAAGCAAAGAACACAAAGATTATTCGTGACTTTAATTGGAAGGAACTGATTAAGGGAGATAGAATTAGAGTTGGTGGAGGCCCGTACTTTGTGAGGGGTGCTGAGTTCATCCCGATGGGTTATAGGGGTCGTTTTGTTGTGGAAGGGATTGACCAGCATGGAATTAAAGCGTGGGGTCTGGACAAGCACCAAGGCTTCTGTCATATTTATATGGGGCCAGATATTCAGAATAAAGAGACTCATGTTTGGAAGATTAAACACAAGCTTATGAAACTCAAACCAAAGATGGAGGCGTAATGTCTCTGACTCAAGAACAAAAAGATCAAATCAATATTCTGCTTGACAATAGAGATAAGATAGTAAACAGTCTCTATCATATTGAGCGTATTTTAAAGACTTATTTTCCAGAAGAATTTGAACGAGCTATTCAATTCTATCTGCCTCAAATTACCACTGCTCTTTATGAGGATAAAAAGTGGCTAAGTAGAGGAGAATACAGTTTACAGAACACTATTGACAATCTGTTGGAGCGGTGTAAAATTGATGAGAGTGGTAAGGGTACTACAAAATATCTTTAATTGGAACAAATAATGGAAAGCTATAGTATTATTGACTTGGAGGGTTTCGCAAAGTCTATGAGAGAAGGTGCTGCGTCATCTTTTGAAAAAGACTACACGGAAAATTTGGATGAATTTATTTCTATTGGTCAGGTAATTAACTTGATAAAGAAGAATAATCTTGGACTAGACGAAGAAGGCAATTATCTTATCAACGAACAGATTTTTGATGATGTATTCAATGATATTAGAGATTGGCTTTATGGAGTTGGTCTAGCCAAACTTGCTTCAAAAGGATTCGTAGAGTGTGCTTGGGACAATGCTTCTAATGATATGGTCTTTTGGCTGGCAAACAAAGACAACACAAGTATTCCTGTAAAACCATCAAAGGATAATGATGAGTAATTATTTAACCATCAGAAATATTAAACTTTTTACTAAAAGTATTAGAAAAAATGTAATAATGATTTTTCCCAGATCATACTATCATGAAGTAGAAAGATTGATATCATTAGCTCAAACAGAAAATTTGGTTAGAAAATATATTGAACCAGGATATAATAATGAGTTCATAATTTCTGAACGTAACTATGATCTTCTTTGTGACGAAATCAAAAAGTGGATTTACAACTCAAGTTTGAGCCAAGTAGCGTCGTCTGGAAAAATAGAGTGTGCATGGGACGATGACTCTAATGAGATGGTTTTTTGGCATCCAGAATCAAACGAAACATTCAACATCATTAAATAATATGTCACAAGAAGAAATACAAGAACTAAAAGACCAAATACATGATCTAAGAGAATATCTTTATTCTGACTTGTGTAAAGCTTGTGGAGATGCAGCATTAGCTCTAGATAAAATTAGTCAAAGATTAAATCAACTAGAGTCTCAACAAAATTCCTAAAGGTCTTGACAGTGGTTGGTCGATAGTGTATAATGAGATTATGCTCCTGTGCCGGTGGTTCCCGGCAGTTACTCTTATAAGGTAATCCGAAAGGGGACTTGGTTCGATTCCAAGCAGGAGTATTTGATACGGTAAAGGGAATTATCATGAGACTACAACCGCTAACAGCAATTTTTGCAGGATTATTCCTAACTTCACTAGGATTTAACTTCCTACTTTATTCAGATATTCAAAGACTAAAAAAGTTGTCAAACAAGCCAGCAAGGATTATTATAGAAAGAACTCCAGAAATTCATATCAAACCAAAGTTTTGGGGGTATACTAAAGAACGGGCGATTCCTGGTATCGACAGGTAAAAAGAAATATAAATTGCATTGACTGGTTGATCGACCGGCCAGTATAAAAGTCGATTAAAAATGTTAATTGGCGAAGTTTCAACTCTCGCTCTCGCTGCCTAATTAATTAGGTAATGAGTGGGGCGGCATGAGCCTTATTACCAAATCATGATGACTCCGATAATCGGATATGGTAGTCCTACCAGACATAAATGGGAATGATGATTGTACTCAATCTGACTCAGATAATTCTGATAGCTTTGTTATTTGTGTGATAACAAGTAACTAACAATGTAGAAGTTTATATAGGCATTTACACTGGACGGGGTTCGATTCCCCAATCGTCCACTTATATTATGATGAATTCTAATGACGTAATCTCACATACTGTAGATGCAGAATTTACTCAATTGATAATATCTAATGCTAAAAAAGCAGAAATTGGGGGAAAATCTCAAATCAGAAACTCCGATAAGAGAGCATCTAATTTAGCAGAAGATCAGTTGGTTGGACAAATATCAACCTATTGTGCGTCGATGATCCTTACTGGTTCTTCAGAGGGATATATTAAAGCAAGAGACAAAGCAAATTCTAATCCTCTCGCTGGAGACAATGGAGTAGATATAGTTGGACTACCTAATGTGGACATTAAAGGTAGTCTAATGAGATATTCTAACAATCCTCTCAATTATAGATTATTGGTTCGGCCAAAAGAAAGACACGCAAACTGGATTTATGTATTGGCATTAGTTCCAAAGGAAAGACCATATAAAACATATCTTGTTGGATGGGCTAATGATAATGATCTTCCATCAAAACCGTATGATGGAGATATAATATCTTTACATGGTGCGTATGTTATTGAGGCTAGAAATTTGAGAAAAATTGAAGAGTTGATCTCTGTTAAAGTATAATTATGTCGAGAAAAATTTGTTCATACTGTGGAAAGCGTAAAAACAAAGGAAGTTTTCCCAAGCACAGTATGTACAAAGATAATCTGGATAGCAGATGCAGGAAATGTGTAAAGAAACATTCTAAAATTAGAGTTAAGCTACATAAAAAAGCACCACCAAAACCAGAAGTTTGTGAGTGCTGTAAAAAGGTTCCTTATAAGTGGGCTTTAGATCATGACCACAGTAACAATAAATTCAGAGGATGGTTGTGCAGTAGATGTAATGAAGGTCTTGGTAAGTTAGGAGATAATTTAGAAGGCATTATTAATGCTACTAACTACTTAATAAAAGTGAGATTAAATCAAAAATAATATTTTTCTACATCTTGTTGCGTTTTTATTCTATGTTCTTTTTTCCATAATGGCTGAATATTAGTATAGTGAAAGCATAATTTTTGTTGTTCTAAATCAGTAAGATCAAAACTACAACAAGGTTTAATATGATCCAATTCCCATTCACCATAATTATTCCAAGTCATTCCCTTTTTAAATTTTTTCTCAATATGCTCTTTAAATTCTTCTATACTACATCCTAACAATTCCATTGTTTTTTTACTTTTATTTATGCCCTTAATTGCTTTTCTTAATCTAATTCTTAAATTTGCCGTTATTCTGAAAATAGGATCATTTTTTCGTTTTAATGCCTTGTATTTTCTTTGATGTTCACGAAAATATTCTCTATTATTATTTCTCCATATTTTTTTAGTTTCAGACACATGTTTTTTATTTTTTATTGACCATTCTTTACATTTTTCTTTATACTGTATTTTATTTTTATCTAACCATTTAGAACGATATAATTTATGACATTTTTTACACATACCTTGCAACCCATCATGTCTATTTTTAGATTTATGATATAAAGAAGTGTCTAGATTTTTATCACAATACCAGCAATACTTTTTAGCCATATTAATTCCTCATGCAAAAATGTCTTATATGTGTAATACACCAAAACTATCCTCTTTCAAGACAAAAACGATATGAAAAATAAGATTAAAGAACACCTAGTAGAAAACAATATGACATACTGGCAACATTTTAAGTTTGCTGTATTTTTTGGATGCTTATCTTTATTGGCTGGATTTTGTTTGATAATTCATGCGTTTTTTCCGTGTTGGTTTCAAACTTCTGGCAGCGATTTGGTTCAGTCTATGGCTATTGTATTTAAGAAACGAAGCCGATTAGACGATACTTGACAAGAGGACTACCGTATGGTAGAATTGGGGAAACACAGGAGAAATTAGAAATGTCGTTTGAGCATCTTAATGGTTTTGTTCGTGATCTTAAAGCAACCAGTAGTACACTTGATAAGGTTGGCATTATTGAGGATTATACTTCCTCTAATGAGAGTGGAGCAAATTTTCTTAAAAAGATTCTGCTCTATACTTATCATCCTCTTTGGCAGTACAATGTGACTAGTGATAATCTTAAAAAGAAAAGTCATCTGCGTGGTAAAGTCTACAAGTCTATATTTGATCTGTTGGATGCTTTGAAGAATAGAGAAATCACAGGTCATGATGCCATTGGAGCAGTTAATAGCTTTATTGACAACCAAAGAGAATACGAAGAGCTAGTTTACTGCATCATTGATAAGGATTTGAAAACCCGTGCTGGAGATAAGCTGATTAATAAGGCTATTCCAGATCATATCCCAACATTTAGTGTTGCTCTAGCGGACAAGTATGTTCCTAAAATCGTAGACTGGAAGGATGGATGGTATGTTAGCAGGAAGATCGACGGTGCTAGATGTATTGCTATTGTTGATAGTAATGGTAATGCTACCTTTTATTCCCGCACGGGAAAAGTCTTTGATACTCTTGATATTGTTAGCGGTGGCATTAAAGCTTTGGGACTTACTAATGTAGTTCTTGATGGAGAGCTTTGTCTGGTTGATGAAGAGGGTAACGAGGATTTTCAAGGAGTAATGAAGGAACTTCGCAAGAAGGATCATACTATTCCTAATCCTTCATATAAAATTTTTGATATGATTACTCATGATGAGTTTTATAGTCAAAAGGGAGAAAAGAATCGACCATTTAGTATCAGACTCAAGAATCTTACAGAGATTATGAAGAAGAACGAGTGTCCTTGTTTGACACTGTTGGAACAATCTTTGATTAAGGATGAAAACCATTTCCAAGAATTTGTCAAAGAATCTACTCAGAATGGCTGGGAAGGACTTATGCTTCGATCAGATACTCCATATAAGGGTAAGAGATCAAAAGACCTACTCAAATATAAGTCATTCTTTGATGACGAATACGAAGTTTTGGATACTGAAATGGGGCCATTCCGTTATGTCAAAGATGGTGCAGAATGTGAGGAGACTATGTTGAGTTGTGTTATGATTCAACATAAGGGTCATACAGTAAGAGTGGGGTCTGGTTTTAGTATTGAACAAAGACAAGAGTTTTATAAGAATCCTAAGAAGATTCTTGGCAAAATCGTGACTGTCCAATATTTTGAAGAGACAGAGAATGAAAAAGGTGGTATCTCTTTGAGGTTTCCAACATTCAAATACCTATATGGAGATTCTAGAGATACCTAATTGATCAGTTTCCAGTATGGTGTATAAAATTATCCCGCCTTACTGGAGACAGCTTAATGATCAAAGTTATTATCAGATCTCTTTTATATCCTTGGATTATTTTATTTATAGGTTTTTCTATAGGATTTATTTGTAATTCAGAATATGTTGGAGAAAAAGCTGTGGTTGTAGAAAGATCAATTAACAATATCTTTTTTCCAATCAAATATGATGAGAGGGTCGAATCATTAGTCAAAAATACTGGTCGAATGAGACTTTGGGCAAGTTTGGGTTGTCCAGAAAATTTTGAAGTTATTGATGAGGTTGTAAAAGGCGAAGAATATTATTGGGCTATTTATAAGATAAAAGATAAAACAGGAAAAGAAA